GCCTTGGCCCAGCGGCAGATGCGCGCCACGGCGTCCCATCCGCGCTCGCCCCACGCCTCGACATCGCTGTTGTAATTCGCCTCGGCCGTCGCATCGGTGAGGATCTCGATCGTCGGCGCCGGCTTCGGCTCGACAACCAGGTCAGCGGCAGGCGGCAATGCCGCTTGTATCCGTACCCGCTTGTCGCAGGCGCTCGCACCCAAGACGAATGGCAGCATCGCTAGGACGCCCAGGCGCAGCTTGTTCGATTGCATCTTTTCGCTCCTTTGCGGCTGTGTCGTTGGAGATCGCGTCTTTCGCGCGCTGCTCGGCGGCGGCGTCATGCGCCGCGGCATCGGTGCGCAGCGTCTTTTGTGTCACCTTGGCGTCGTGCGCCTCGATAATCCGGCCGTCATAGGTGCATTTCGCGACGCCTAGCGCCATGACGATCAGGATGACAAGCGCGGCCCATGCCGCCGCACGGGCCCAGCGCTCGCCTACAAGGCGCGCCATGGCGCTGATGATGAAGCCCGGCATTAGTCGCGCCACTCGAAGCGGTCGTCGAACGTCCGCTCGGCTTGCCATTCCGTGACACAATCGGTCCGGACCATCTCGGCGACATAGGCAGGGAGGAGCTCGCGCGGGATGCGCTGCGACACCCGATACCCAAGCGACCGGGTTCCATCGGCCCAGAGCCCTATGACCAGAAAGCCATCCATCTCGCCCTTGTTGTCCGCAATCATCTTGGCGTGGCGGATCATCACGCCACGCAGATTCTCATCGTCTCTGTCGATCGGTGTAGGCAGGATAGTGATGTGCCCGCCGATCTTCGGGCGCACGGCGCGGATGCGGGCGCGGAATTCTGCCATCAGACAGCCCCCTCGTCCTCGGCGATCGGTTCGGGAACCGCCGGCGCATCGCCGTCGCATAGCTTGCCCTTGCCGATGCTAAGCTGGGCGTTGCCGTACTTTGCATTGAGGTAATCGGCGCCCCACACAACGAGGCCCACGATCAGCGCAAACCCTGCGGCAATGGCATTGTTCCAGATTTGCTGCGAGAGAGCCATTTGCCCGAACAGCGAACCGGGAGCCTCATTCTTCAGAAACGAAGACACCCAGTAGAGCAGCGCCAGATTCTGAAACGACAGCGCGACGATGCCCAGCAGCATCGCGAGCGAGAAGATCGCCCGCACCTGTTGGCGCGTCAGGTTGACCAGCGCGCGAAGGAAATTGCCGAAGGCCCAAAACGGAGTACCGAGCCAGCGAAAGAAGGCCGCGATCCGGCTCATGCTTCGCTCTTCGAGATCGTCCCGGCCGCGAGGACCGGGAGATAAAGCGCCGAGCGCGCTGGCACCGGGACACCGGCCGGCCAACGAATATCGGTGACGGCCGACTTCGGAATATCTCCGATCCGGACCATGTCATTCGCGTTGCCCTCGAGCACCTTGAAGTTCCTGCGGTCAGGTGTCTCGCCGACGATGAAGAAGACATGCCCCCCGCCGGTGCGGTTCTTCACGCCGATCGCACCGAGCTGGGCGGGGCATGGCGTGCCGAACGTCGCATAAGCCTTCGCGCGCGGGAAATCCTTGGGATAGGTCAGGCCCGCGTCATAGAGGCAGCGCGCCACGAAATAGCCGCACCAGGGCGTTTCGTCGTCGTTGAACCAGCTTGCGCCGAGCAGCGCCCATCCCTTTGCAATCCAGCTATTGTGCTGCGGGCCCTTGATCTCGCGCTGCCCAATATACTTGCGGCCCGCGGCGATCCATGCCGGGTCGGCATTGGGCTGTTGCGGCTTCACCGCCGCTTTCTCGCGCGCATCCCACAACGATCCGATCGAATTGATGTAAGGCACCTCGGCCTGGAGGAGGCGCCCGTCCGGCGCGATGGCGCGCAGCGCGGCCGCGATCTTGTCGGCATTGCTCACCGGGCATTCCTTTCGCGATGGTAGGATTCGAGCGCGGCCACGCGCGCTTTCAGTTCGTCGACCTGCTTTCCGGTCGTGTCCTGCTGCTGGCGCTCGTCGATGCGTGTCACGGTCAGCTGCAGGTCGTTAAGTGTCTTCACGCCCCACGCAGCCGCACCGGAAATGCCCATGGTCAGCACCGCGCTGATAATGATGGCGGCCCATTTCAGGGGCGGGGGGATTTCAGCTTTGACCGGCGGCGGCCCGAAATGAGGATGCGTGGACACGAATTCCCTTATCGCGGCGTCGGCCGCGGCCTTTCCTGCGGTCTCGACGATGGTGCGAACCTGCTCCGTATTTGCGAGACTGTCAGGCATCCCCACACCTTCCCGTCACGCGTTTCCGATCGGCAGCGATGCCGAGTGCCAAGTCCGGTCTTTTACACCCGCCCATGCCCCTGATTTCCGTTTGGAGCGGATTCGAAATATGGTAGGATTCCTGATGGCTACCGCTCATCCGAGCCTTCGAGTAGCGAAGGCGCAGCACTATTTCGGCAGCGCCGATCGATACCTGAAGGCGAACCACCGCCTTGCCGTTCGCGCCAGCATCGTTGCCGACCTGCTCGGCGACACGACGGGGCAGCGGATTGTCGACCTGGGCTGCGGCGACGGATCGATCAGCGCGGGGCTCGCGGGTCAACTGACCCTCATCGACCAGTCGAGCGAGATGATCGAACTGGCGCGCCGCCGAATCGGGAACCGGGCGACCTACCGCTGCGCGGATCTGCACGATGTCGACGCCGAGGGCTTCGACATCGCGCTCTGCATCGGGGTGTTGGCGCATGTCGACGACACGGCCCGCGCGCTCGCGGCTGTCCACCGCGCGCTGCGCCCGGGTGGCCTGATGATCCTCCAGTTGACCGACAACGCCCAGCCTATCGGCAAGCTCAATTCGTTCCTCGTGTCGCTGTCGGGAAAGCTCCAGTATCGCACGACGCGGATGGATGACGTCTTGGCGGCAGCGGCCGGTTTCGAATTGATCGAGTGCCGTCGCCACTTCCTCGTTCCGGCCGGCGCGCACCGCCTTTGCGGCGCGGCGCTGGTGCCGATCGAGCGCGGCGTAGCGGCCTTGCCCTGGCTGGCCCGCCATGGCGCTGATGCGATGCTGTTGCTTCGCAAGCATCACTTCACCGAATAGCAGACGCTGGCGATGATCGCGTCGCCGTCGCCGAACGCGATCGGGAATGCGTCATCGACCGACTGGCCGCCGAACGCACCGGCCGTCGTCGAACTGTAGAAGATCATGCGCGCGGTGTCGGGCGAAATCTCGGCGATAATCGGCTTGTGGCCGACGCCAGCCTGGAAGATGCGCCCAGCGCCCGAAGCGATGCCCGAGCCGCCCGCGGTATCGGGAACGGATACGCGCGCGGTGCCGGAGCCGAGATCCGTGGTCGAGCCGACGGAAAGCTGGATTGAGACGCGGCGCTCATAACCGTAGCGCGCGATGGTACCGGACAGCGAGCCGTTCCCAATCGCAGGGGTGCCGGCAGGGGCGGTCAAAGCTGGTGCATAAACAATTGGCGGGTGCCAGATCTGGTTGATCGGCGAGTTGATCGTCAGAGCAAGACCGGCATCGACGACAGCGCCGAGGAAGAAGACGCTCTGCGACACGTTCGCATTGATCGTGAAGCTGCCCGCCGCCTGGTCGAAGGTAGGATCGAAGGCGATGTTGGAGAGCGGATTGACGCCGTCGCCCACGACGACATTGCCAGAGACCGTAGCGCCGCCGCAGATCGTGGTGAAAGTCTGGCGTACGTTGAGGTTGCCGACGATGCGGGTGCCGGAGATCTTGGGTCCGTGAGAGCCCGCGCCGCCGGCGCCTTTTTCAATGTTCAGGCCGGCGATGACGCCGCCTTCGATCTTGGCAACGCCGGTTTCGACGAGCGTCAGGGCCTGCGAGATATAGACGCTGGAAACATGGGGATAGAGACACACAGCGCCCGCCTCCCCGATTTGCACATTTCCGTAGTAGCCGTCCTTGTCGCTCTCGATCTTCGAACGGGTGCCCGTCATCTTGAGGACGAGGTCGAAACCCGCATCGCGGCAGCTGCTCCGAACCAGCCTTGCCCGCACCCCGGTAAGCACAACGAGGTCGCCTTCATATCCCAGCGCCTGCGACTGCCCCCAGAATGCGAGGTTCTCGATGACCAGGTCGCCTGCAGCAGAGGTGAGCAGCGGTCCGTCGTAATCGCGGAAGATGTTGACGTCGCCGAGGCCAATCAGGTGCTGCTGATCGAAGGTGACGTTCAGCGGACCCGCGTTGACGCTGCAATAATAGCTCCCCGACGGGAAATAGATCCGCTTGGCGCCGCTATCGAGCGCGGCCTGAATGGCAGCGCGATTGTCGGGAAGCGAGGGGTGCGCGCCGAAATCGGCGACGCTGACACCGAGATCTTTGATCACATCCTGCATCGGGCGCGGCTCGGCGCCGTCGAAGGGTGCGGTATAGGTGACCCGCTCGCTGCCGCCGGGCTCCAGGAGCTCACCGCGCAGCGCTGGATCCGAGCCCGTCCCCGGCGACATGACCGCACGGCCGTCGAGCAGGAAGGAAATGAACTTGCCGACGCGCTCAGCGGCGGGCGGCAGCACGATCCCTTGCTCGCCGAAGGGCAAGCCGATGGCGCGAAGGACGCGGTCGCGCAGCCAGATATCGCGGAGCGCGGCACGATCTGCCGACTCATTGACCGGTTCGGCGAGCCAAGCGGATCCGTTCTCGAATTCAATTTGCTGGGTGAAGAAGGGATCGAGCCGGATGAAAAGCTCGGGCCCCGCTGCCGGTGCGACGGCAAAGGTCACGCTACCGCCGCCGCCCGGCGTCAGAGCAACCGTGTAGCCCGTCGCGATGGTTTCGGTACCGTCGGCGCTACGCAGCACGACTTCGACCTCGGCCGGGCTCGGCGCGGTGAAGGTGAAGGGGAAAACGAGGGTCGCCCCGTTCGGGAGAAAAGGGCCGCTGAAGGCATTCGTCGTCTCGACAGCCATTTAATCCATCCGCAAGTTGCCGTGCAGTTGGGGTAGGGCGGCGACGCGGCTGCTTGAATCGGAACGCCTATTCGGTCTTGCCGGTGGTCAGCCCGCGCCACCAGTCGCCGATTCCGTCCGGGTGTGCGTCGCCTTCGCCGACATCGACCAGGAATTGCGCCGCGACGGCCATCTGTCCGGTGGTGAGCCCGGTAAAATAGCCCACCGTTTCAATTGCATTGCGCGTCGCCCGCTTCGTTTCCTTGCCGCGCGCGATCTTGCCGAGATCCGACCCGACATTGATGACGCTTTCGATGCCCCCCTGCGCGGGCGTGAAGCGATAGCCGAAAGACGGCCGGTCGGTTGCCTTCGCCCATAGGGTCGGACCGATGTCGCGCAGGACCGGCACCGGCCCGAAAATCTGGAACATGATGTTCGTGATCGACCATTCTGCCCAGCTCTCGTCATCGTCATCGTCGGGCGTCCGCCCGGCGAGGATCTCGGACAGGAGCGGGGGAACGACGAACAGCCACCAGGCGCGCGCGATCAGGCCAGGCGCGTCGGAGAGGCGCGCGCTGCGAACGTCGCGAGCGAAGGTGCGCTGGCGCTGGTAGAAGGCCGACATGTAGCTGTAGAACATGGTCAGCAGTTTGGCGGCCTCGCCGAAGGTGCCCCGGCCGGACTGGATCGCGGCGAGATCCTTTGCGGCGCCGGCGCCCTGCGACTGACGCACGGCCTTGTCGGCGGCGTAGATCGCGTCCTCTTCCGACATTTTCTCCGCGATCGCCTTATCGTAGGCGCCGAGCCAGGTCGGGATGACGACGATGCGATCGAGATAGCCGATGCCGTGAAACGCAAATTTCTTGACCGCCGATAGGCTGCGCTGGCCGGCCGCTTTCCGGACGTTGTCGCGGATATCACGATCGAGTGTGTCCATGCGGGCGCGGACCTCTTTCGACTTCTCAAGCACGAAGTTCCACGCTTCGGGATTGCCGACATCCTTCAAACGCGGCAGCACCCACCGCGCGCCGATCCGTTCGATGCTGTTCGAATAGCCGGCCGCCTGCATCATGATGGTCGAGAGGCGGTAGCCCATGCCGACGATTGTCGCATTGAGGCGCGCCTTCTTGATGAAGCCCTCGACGCCCGCCTGCCCGGCCCGGTCATACGCCCATTCGTTGGCGATGCGCTGAAGCCACGGACGGAACTGCTTGCGGACCTCGGGCCCCAGGCTGTCGTCGACGGCCTTCATAACCGGCCGAGCCTGCAAGAATTTGTCCGCCTGCATGATCGCCTCGCGGTGCGTCAGGTCGTGGATGACCTCGCCGACGTGGCGGTGAATGACACCGAGGCTCAGGTGGATCGGCCGCTCGACGTTGGTGCGCTCTTTCGTGAAACCCTTCGGCGTCGTGGCGCGGGTGTAGATGCCCTCGAACAGGCTGTCCGATTTGGCCGCGTAGCTTTCCGATTCGTAATTGCGTCGCGGATCGTAGACGACTGGATAATAGCCGCCCTTGAGGGTGCCCCATTTCGTCTGCACCGGCCGTGCCTCGATCTTTTCCGGAGCGATATCGTTGACCCGCTTCTCCATGGCCTCGATGTCGGGCCACAGGCTGTTGATGATATCCCAGACCTCCTGCACATAGGTCCACTCCTGTTCTGTCATCACGCGGTCGAGCATCGCGAGAACGCCCGTCTCCGACCAGCCGTAGCCGCCGAGCAGCTTGTCGAAATTGCCCTGGTTCCCGGTGTTGAGCGCGATCGAGACCACCATCTCGCGAGTCATGACGAAGGGATTGCCGGTTTCGCGGTTGAGGAGCTCGGGCGCAGTGATCTTGTCCGACCAGGACTTGAGCGTCTTTGCATCGACCTTTTCGAGCGCGGCGCGCAGCTGTCCGAGAATGTCGGCCATGCGCGCGCGCTCGTTCTCCTGCGCGTCGACGAGCGGACGGAACACGATGCGGTTGAAGATGCCGTTGCTGTCGCCGCTGTCGAGCCAGTCGAAAACCGTCTCCATCTTGAGCAGCGCCGCGTCGGCGGCGAGCACCTTCGACTTGATGGCGTCCCAGCGCGAGGGCTCCATAAGATCGCTGGGCGCCCGCTGCGGCAGCTTCGCGACCGCCTGCACCGCTTCGGTGACCGTGAGCTCAAATTCGCGCTTTTCCTGCCCGTCCTGCAATTCGCGCTTCAGGCGACCGAGATGGATGATCTGGCGTACCGCCTCGTCGAGCCCGAGCAGCTGCTCGACGGTCAGCCGCGTCCAGTTGTTCTTGCCGATCGTCGCCTCGAAAGACGCCGGCACGACGATGTCATATCCTTCCGCCTGTCGCTTCGCCGACCATTCTTCCCACTTCCCCTGGCGATTGATGCCCTTCTGCGACCGGCGCTTGATGTCGACGGCCTCGAGCAGCGCGTGCGCCTGTTCGAGATATTCCTGGTCGACCGACTTCATCACCGCCTTGCTAGCGATGTTGTTCAGCCGGACGCGCGCGGCCTCGACCTCCTCATGCGCCTTCTTGGCCTCGGAATAGAGCGCGTTATTCAGCATCTGCTGCTGTTTTGCGCGGAATGCGGCCTCGATATCGCGGTCGAGATAGGCGACCTCGGCTTCGCGCGCGGCTTTCTTGCTCGCCCTGGCATAGCGCTGGAGCGCGCTCGGCATCGCCTCGACGCTGACGCGCCCGCTGCGGATCTTCTGCCGGGCCCAGTCTTTGGCAGCCGAGTAGGGTGTCGGCGCCTGCCCCGCCTTGCGGCTGAGCACGCGGACCTCGGCCGCAATGACCTCGCCCTGCAGGTCGTTATGCACCGCGGCGATCGCTTCGCGCTCGATGCTGCCGTCGGTGAGGGGCTCGCCGTAGCGCTCGCGCATCATCATATCGAGCTCTTCGTCGATGATCCGATCGCGCATCCCGCGCTGATCGCCTTCCTCGCGCGCCGTGCGGTGCGCGAGCTCGAGCTCGATGAGCGATTCGATCATTTCGCGGCCCGTCGCGAACCCAGCCTGCTCCGCGATCGTGTCGGGATGGACACCGCCATTGCGCATCAGGGGCGGAACCCCGCGCGGCATGGCCTCCGCCGCCTCGTCGCCCATGTAATCGACAACCCAGCGCCGGTCGATCGGGGTGGAGCGCATCGCAGAAATGGCACGGAACGCCGGGCGCTCGGCAACGCTGGCCTCGATCTCGTCGCGAAGCTCCGCGGCGATCTCTTTATAGCGCTTCGTGTTGCGCGCGCGCACGTCGCGCACAGTACGGTCGAGCAGCTGGCCGCGCGCTTCTATGCGCGCGTCGGCGGTCAGGCGCTGATAGGCTTCGAACTCGCCGCTCGTCATATCCGAGGCGTCGGTAAGGAGCGGTGCGATCGACTGTTCCTGCGCGGCGAGCGCGATATCGTCGTCGGTGGCGATGAGCCGATCCATCACGCCCCTGATTTCGGGCGTCAGGGGAGAGCGAAGCGCCTTCACGCTGCGATAGATGCTGACCAGCCAGGCGCGGAATTGTTCGAAGATGCTCCGCAGCGCCGGTACCGGCGCCCTGCCTTCCATCAGATACTGCTCGACGCCGCGCGCCCACATCTCATGCGCTTCGACCGGGATGACGCCATTCGCGACAGGATGGCCATTGGCGGCGAACCACTCGGTCACCGCCTCCCAGTCCGATCGAAGCCGGTTCGTCGCATCCTCGGACAGCGCGTCGGAGCGCAGCTCTTCGAGCCACAGGTGCCCGGTTTCGTGAAGGAAGGTCGACAGGTTGCGCGACTTGAAGAGCTCGATCAACGCGGCGCCGGTGAATTCGCCGCTCGGAAAAATGATCCTGCCGCGAGGAGAGGCCGGATCGCCGCTTTGCTCGAGGCTGGTCGGTTTGTCTTTCGAGGGCAGACCGAGTATAGGTCGCCTCGGCCTCTCCGGCCTAATGCCCGATACTAATTCGGGATCACGTGCCGGAGGGTCACCTTCCAGCACCTTTTGCCCCTTGGCCTTTGCGGCCGCCACCGCCTGCAGAATCTGGGTATCGCCGTCGACGCTGCCTCTGGGCTTCTTCCCGTACACGCTGTTGACGATCGACAGCTTGCCGTCGCCGCCGATCGCCGCGACGACGGGATCACCGTTATTGTCCCGAACGGGCAGCGCGACGACGACGCGACCGGAACCGGCGAGGCTCGACGGATAGATCGCCCACGGCTGTTCGAGCAGCGCGCCCAGGCGGGTCAGGATGCTCATGTCGAGATCGTGCTTGCCCGCGATCGTCCGTATCTTGCCGCGCCCGATCTGAAGCGTTCCGGCCGGCAGGCCATAATCTACGAGCGCCTGCGGTACTGGGCCGAGATCGATAAAGCCGCGCGTGCGCCTTCCCTCCCACGCCTCGCGGATATCGTCGCGCAGACCCGCCTGCTGATAGTTCCGGCCGTCGGCAGCATTGCGCGCGGAGTAGGCCGCGACGGCATTCCGGATTTCGCGGCGGGTTGCCGTCGCGGGATCGAGGCCCTCGTTGGCGAGCAGCGTCGCGAGCTCGAGCGCCGCATCCGACAGCGATGTATCGGTTTCGGTGGCGTAACGCGGCTCGCCGCGAAGCTCGGCGCCGATCGCATCGAGCAAGATATTGTTGTCGAGCGCGTCGTCATAGGTCCCGGTCTCACGGCCGGCGAGCTCGGGGAAATAGCCCGCGTCGATCGCGGCGCGCAGCACGTCCTCGGGCGCGGTGTCGCGCTGTTCGCTGCCGACGAAGCTACCCTGACCCTTGTCCGAAGCGCGGATCAGGCGCTTACGAAACGGCGCGCCGCGGTGCCATGCGTCGCCGCCCATGCTGGCGATATCGCCGCCGACATCGTCGATACCGCCGCGGCGCGCGATGAAATCGAGCAGCGAGGGGCCTTGCTTTGCGCCAGGCGCACCTTTGCGCATCGCGTTGATGACGCGGTCGAGGCCATCGTCCTTCTGACGCAGCGCCAGCTGCTCGGGTAGGATCTGCACGACGTCGACGTCATCGAACTCCCGGCCGGTGAGCATCTGCCCCTTGCGCATCGCGCGCGTCTCGTACCGGGCCGTAACGAGCTCGGCCTGCGTTCGCGCTACCGACGGCGTATATCCGGCCGACTGGAGCTTTTCGACGACGTTGGTGACGAGCCGCTCGCGCGCCTCCATCATCTCGCGGTCGAATTCGTCGATCGCCGCCGCCTGCTCTTCCATCGTCTGGCGAAGGTCGGCCATCTCGGCATTGAAGCTTTCGGCCTCGAAACGCGACATGCCGCCTGGCGACAGGCGCATGTGATCGCGCAGCGCCTCCCATGCCGGGGTTCCGGGGAATGCCGACAGGACGCGCTCTACCGGCATGACGACATCGCCGCCCGTCGCCATCGCCTCGAGCGATTCCTGCTCGAAATCCGCCCATGCCTCGGCGTCGAAATCGCCCGACTGCATATATTCCTGGATGGCCTCGGCCGGGATATACACATCGGTCGCGCCGCTCTCCTCGGCCATCTCGCGGATCAGCGCGGCATAGGCATCGGGATCGCGCTGGCGCAGCTTTGACTTCTGCGCCGCCTCACCAAACTGCTCGAGGATGGCGCCCTCGCGCGTCGCGCGCTCGGCTTCGCCGCGTTGCGCCGCCAGGCGCGCCGCGCCCTCGGTCACCTTCTGCGCGGTCCGCGTGACCGCTGCCGTGGTGCCGACGGCGCCGATTGTCCCGAGGAGCGTCTGCCGGGCAGCGTCCGGCCGCTCGGCGATAAACTCCGACATCGTCTTTTCGGGATTGAGCGTCACCCAGCTGTCGAAGTCCTGGAGCAGCGTCGCAACCTGTTCGCCTGGGATCTCGGACACGAGCTGGTTCAGCAGCAGCTTGCCGAGCGGCGAGCGCGCAGCGATATCGCCGAGCAGCTTTGCCGCCGGAATATGCTCGGTCAGCGCTTCGACCGTACCCTGCCGCGCGCCGTAGGCCAGCGAGGTTCCGAGATCGAGGCCGGCATCGCGGGCGTTCTGATATTCGCCGGCGCCTGTGAGCACGCCGAACACGCCCGATGCCGCCTTAGGGTCGCGCGTCAGGACGGCTGCGGCGGACATCGGGATCGATTCGGTACCCGCCAGAAGCTCGCGCGCGATCCAGCTAGTCGATTTCGGTCGCCAGTCTTCCGACGCCGCGGCGAGCGCAGCCTGCCGTTTCGCCTGGGCTTCGCGGCGAATGCGCTGACTTTCCTCGAAGCTCTTATCCCAGCGCGGGTTATACCCCGTGTAGGTGGCGATGAGGTCGCTGAAGAAGCCCGCGATAGCAGGCTTCGGATCGATGGCGTCGAGCGTGTCAGAGACAGCGCCGATGGCGCTGTCCATATTCTGGCCCATCGAATACATGCCCGACATCAAGGACGGCCCCAGCCCGGTCACCGTTTCGCGCGTGCTGCGCCACGCCTTACCGAGAAGCGACAAGCTGTCCCAGTCGTCGGACGCCGCCGCGGCGCCGCGCGGCTGCGCTACAGCCCATTTCCCGATCGCGGGGTAACGCTCGGCCACAGTCATGAAGCGGCGGACATCGCGGCCCTTTTCCGCTTCGGCGAGACGATCCTCGACGGTGAGCGGTGGCACCCCGATCTCTTTGGCGATCGCCGTCGCCCGCCCGACCGTCTCCGGGGAAGCGGAAAGCAGGAGATCTAGCCGCGTCTTGTCGTCCCGCTCGCGGCGCATCTGCGCTTCAACGGGATCGATACGTGCTACCGGCTCGTTGGCGGGCTTGCGTGGGCGATATCGCTGATCGTAATAGTCCAGGCCGGGAAGAGTGGGGGGCAAAGGGCACCTCGTCTGTTGCCCCGGAACGCTAGGGATGACGCAAATGCTCTTGAATCGCGCTATTTTCCTGCCGCTTCTCCTCGCCGGCTGCGCCGCGCCGACCGACAATTCCGACCAGGCAACGAAGATCGACGAACTGGAGCAACGCGTCGCGGATCTCGAAGGCCGCGCCGATGCCGTGGAAACAAATCAGAAGACGATCGCCAAGGCTGCAGCGGTAAGTCTTCAAAGCCCCGTTGCGGCTCCACGCGACCTCGGCACCGACCGCGCATTCGAGCGGATCAAGAAGCTCGAGAGCGCCGAGCGCGAGCGCCAGGGCAAGGATGCCGAATCCGCCTTCAAGGACGCCGTCGCGAAATAGCTTTCAGCTAAGCGCGTCGCGGCCTAAGGGATAGATATCGCACGCGGCCGGCCTCTGTCTTCGGGACATGCACACTGGCCGCGTCTTTATTTGGCGTAGTAGCGGCGCCAGTAATCGGCGACCTCCTCATCGGTCGGATCTCTGCCGAAGGTGCGCTTATAGGCGCTTTCGATCTTCTTTCGGGTCGCGTCAGGGATATTCGAAGCACCCATGTCGTAGAGGGGCCGCGACGACGATCCGCCATACCAGGTGGTTGTCGGGACATCGCGCGTCGCGCGCTTGAACAGCTTGAGATAGTCGTCTTCCGTCAGGCCCTTCGCGCCATTTTCGAGCAGCTGCTTGGCCTCGGACTCCATGACACCGTAAATGGCGACCCGCTGCTCGTCGGAGAACTTGCCGAACCCGCCATATTTCTGGCCCCATTCGATGGCGCCCGTGATCCCGCTGCGCAGATGCTTGTCCTTCGGCGCCTCGGTCCGCATCTTCGCCTGCTTCGTCGCGAGGCCCTCGAGTTCGGACTTGGTCACCTTGCCTGCGTATTGGCCGAGCGGCATGGCCTTGAAGCTTTCGGGGTCATAGATCGACAGCAGGTTGAGCGCGAGCGCGTCCGCACCATTCGCCGGGATGTCCTTCGGCTTTGCGTTGCGCTTGCCGGCATCGATATAACGTAGCTGCGCCTCGGGGCTGAGCCGGTCGCGGATGCGAGCCGGCATCTGGGAAATGTCGGTGAAGTTCGGGTTGGCTATGACCCACTCCGACGCTTCCCGTTCGGCCTGGTTCTCGTCGCGCGCCTTCAGCTGCTCGTCGCGCGCGATTTCCTTATCCGCCCACAGCTTCGAACGCTCGCGGCGCTCGGGCGACCATCCTTCCTTGTCCGCGAGGGCATCGATCTGGCTATAGACCGCGGCCTTGTCCCACGTCCGCGCAGACTGCTGCGCGCCACCGCCGATCGCGGCGACATTCTTTTTGACATAGGCCTGCGTTTCGCCGGGCAGGCGCGAAAGCCAGTCGCCGCCCCCGGCGATCGCGTCGTCAACCGCGCCGGGGCCAGCATTATAGGCCGCCCATGCCTTCGCGGGATCGCCGCCATAGCGTTTCAGCATCGCGGCGAGATAATCGCGCCCGACACGCGTACGCTCGGCATCGCTGCCATCCTTCGCCGGCCGGACGCCGAAACCCGGATCCGTGTTCGTCCCCGGCATGACCTGCATCTTGCCCTGGGCGCCCGCGGCGGAGGTAATCAGGCGACCCTTGCTGTCGCGCTCGCGGTTTCCCGATTCGCTTTGGGCTGTCACCGCGACCATTGCGTCGAATGTCGTTCCGGCCGGGGCGGCTTCCTTGGTGCTCGCCCCCTCGGCTACCGGCATCGTCCCGATCGCGCGGTCGAAATCGCCCTGCGCCTGGCGCGTGAGGAGAGGCTCCTTCATGGCACTGCGAAGCGCGAGCTCGTCATTCGCGTTCATCTCGTCGGCGTTGGCCTCGAGATAGATTTGCGCCGCGTCGATATCGTCATCGGCAAGCATGCGATTGACGACATCCTTATGGACGGCGCTCACCGCTTTCGACTTTTCGAGGCGCACCTGGTCTTGCGACCAACCATTGAGCGCGCCGAGCTCGTCGACAGCCGCCTTCATCGTGTCCATGTGGGCACCCATCAGGTCCGGCCGGTCCCAGTTCGCGGCCGCATCCTCGCCCGACAAGACGACCTGCGATTTCAGGGTGCCTTCCTGCTCTGTCCGCAACTGGCGCGTGGCGTGCTCGCCGATCTTGACGCTGTCGGCACCAAAAAGGCCCTCGATTCGGTCATTGGCCATACGGCGCATCCGGTCGTTCGTCGTCGCCCCGAGCGCCTCTTCGCGCAGCTTCTTGAGCGCCTCCTCGGTAGCCGCGCGCTTCGAATAGGCATTCGAACCGGTCTCCAGCTGAAAGTCCGAAAGGATCTTCGCGGCGCCAGTCTGGTACCGCTGCGCTGCCTTACGGCTTTCGGTATCATCGAACCGGAGGTCGATATCTGCTTGCGCCTGCGCAAATTCGGCACCGGCGCGCCCGAGATTGGCAACGCCTTGCGCGATCGCAAGCCCGCCCGCCGCCATGTCCGCCGCGCGGAGACGGGCACCGGTAGTTTCGGCGGGCGCGACCTGGTCGGCCTGATAAACCTGAACGCGCGGCATCAGGCCGACTTCATCTTGCTGTACTGCGAGGCGCCGCCGAGCGCGGTCGAGGCCATGTCGAACGCACCTTTGACGAGGGCGCCCTTCGCGGCGAACCGCGACGCCTTGGCGCTCGACCGATAGTTCGCAGCGCTAATGTCGAAGCCTCGCACCTTTTCGGCGCCCTGATCATAAATCCGCTGGGCATCCTCGCGCGCCAGCATGTCGGTATCGCCGGCGACATCGGCCGCCGACCCGAAATCGAGACTGACGCCGTTCGCGGCTTGCGCGACGCGCTGCTCGCCCTTCAGCTGGGCGACGCGCCGATAATGGGCCAGCGCCTCGGTCTTCGTGTTTTCGTTGGCGCGGAACGCCGCTTCGTTCTCCATCTTGGCGTTCTGGTCGGCGACGCGCGCTTCGTACCGCGAGGCGGCAGCGCTTTGCAGCGCGGCATAGCCCTGTCCGACAGCTGTCACCGCCGTCGCCGCAATCACCAGTGTCGCCGGATCACACATCTCGCACCTTCTCGAAACCGTAGAATGGAAGTCCGCCGACCCGACGGCGATCCTCGCCCACCTTAAAGCCCCACTTTTTCAGCATCCGGATCGCCGCGGCATTCTCGCAAGACACATATCCGGACAGGCGCTCGCTTGAATCGTGAAGGCGAGCAATGAGCGCCGGACCCATGCCGAGCAGCGCGCGCGCGTGCTGCCAGACGACGTCAGTGCCGAGGAACCACGGCGCACCCTCGCCGGTCAGCGCACTGTTGACCACGACGCCAAAGATCGCCTCGGGACGCCCGTCGACGAACGCAGTCCACGCCTTGTCGCTGTTCAGGATGGATTCGCGCAGGGCAGCCTTGGGCGTGTGGCCAAAAGCCGCGCATTCCCGGACATCGACCGCGCGCATCCGGCGCGCAACCGATCCTACATGCCTGGTGCGGGCGAGCTCCAGCCGGATCCCGCTAATCATTGATGACCGGATCGACGAAGGCGCCAAGCAGCGTCAGCGGAAGCGGCGCCGTTTGCTTCACATGTACGCAGACCTTGCCCTGCTCGACGTTCCCCGAATTGATGAGATAGTCGCCGGTCATCAGATTATCGGGGCTGCCATAGGCTTCCGCGACCCGCTGCTTCACATACACCGTGTCGCTTACGCTCGACCCGGCAAAGACCCCGGAACTGCGATGCAGCGTGAGAACGATTTCGCCGGCCTGCTGTTTGCGGCCGACGTTCCAACCCTGTCCCGGCACATTTGCGCGCACGGGCAGCGTTTCGATATCGACGCCATAGGGCAGCCCGAAGGTCACATAGGAGCCGCGCGGCACATCGGGCGGCAGGGTGACCGTGCCGTTGGTGACGGTGAGCCCGGTGACCGGAACCCCGTCAACGAGGGCGGCGACGTCGGTCCGCCCTTCAAGATGCCACAGGCCGCTGAAGGTGCTGCGCGGCTCCTCGAATTCGCCGGTGACGGCGCAATCGAGAAAACAGCATTCCTTGAGCTCGGCCCAGTCATGGGACGCCATGCGCTCGACGAAGAAGCGGTCTGTCCCGCCGATCCTACGCTTGACGATGAGATAGACCCGGTCCTCGCCCAATTCGCTTATCGCGCAGATCGACTGCACCTCGCCGTCGGTTTCGCAGATCGTCCAGCCCCAGACATTCTGCTCTTGCTCCCAGGTGAAGCACAGCAGCTTTCCGTCGCTCCGCACTGCCCAGATCAGCGAGCGCGGTTCCTGCGAATAGCACCACGACGTGATTGTCATGTCCTTGGGGAAGAAGTCGCTGCAGAAGATGCTGATATCGTCGCTCTTGAGCCCGTCGATCTCGAAGCTGAAATTGATCGTGCGGACGCTGCGCCCGACCGAGGGCGCGTAAAAGACGACATTGTCGATGACGAGCGGAGGGAGCCGCGAGGATCCGCGACCGATCTGGCGCCGCGGGGCTTGGCTGGTCGCGGTGATGACGCCGCCATTGCCGTCACCGTCGACGTTGAAGATGGCGTCGCTGGTCAGCGCGAGCAAGCTCGTCGTCGACGCCATTTGCTCGACGCTGTTGACCCGCCCGGCGACGATCGAAAAGGACAGGCTGTCGTCGGCACGCAAGGGCCGCGAACGGTCGAAGTTGCGGAACTGGCTGCCACCGGAGCGGCTTCCCCAGACCGCATTCGGTGCGTTCTTCGTTCGCGCGAAGAGGAGGCGCTGCTCGAACAGGGTGACAGTCGATGGATAGTCGCCGGCGCCGGGGAAGGGATTGAAGCCCTGCGGCGGCGCCTGGTCGAGCGCCGGACCGATATTATCGTCGGTGAAGCTCGTGTCTTCCGTCGTGCCAATATAGCCGAAGAACTGGCTATTATGGGCCTTGTAGACGTTATAGCGCGTGGCGCCGGCCGAGTTTGTCCAGCTGATCGTGTTGTAGTTTTTCTTCAGGCCGAGGTCGTTCGTCGCCGAATCCTCGGCGCTGGCGCGGCTCTCCTGCCCAGTATCGTCATTGACCGCGGTGACGACATAGCTGTCGGTCTGCGGGAAATAGGCCGCACCGCCATTGTTGGCGTCGGTGTTCGGCGTCGTGGCGACCGCGTTCACCCCGGTCGGCGCCGCGATCGTAGGGCCAAACGCGATCGGTCCGAACAGCCACTCCGTGTGACCCGCGCGAAGGAGCTCCTGCGGCGGATGATCGATGTGCGCGAGGAACATCGTGTCCGCTGTCTGTTCGAAGTCCAGGTCGGCAAGCTCGATGCCGTTGTAGGGACTGCCGACCACATATGCGCGAGAGGCACCCATCAGGGTATCGGATTATTATTATTGCGAGGGCCACCGCCAAAGCCGCCGCCGCCGCCACCGCCGACGCCGGGCGGCGGATCGGGCTCCACGGGCGGCGGCACGACCGGAGGCGCGGGCGGCGGATCGGGCGCGCCGACGCGCGTGATACCGCCATCGGCACCGGTAAACGGATCGAGCCCGAGGGTGTTTGCATTGATCGTGAACTTGTCGGCATCGACGACGGAAACGACTTTCCAGAAGCGCCCGTTGAGCCTTTCCCCGAGCTGTCCCTCGATGCCGTCTAGGTAGATCAGCTGGTCGACCGAATAATCGTGGTAGGCGATTTCGATCTCGGCATTGGCGGCATTCGTGATTCCGGTGATTTCGAGCTCTTCCTCAAGCACACGCCCGCCCAGCGCGCAGGGCGACATATATCCCTGCCCCATCTCGAGAGCATAGGTCTGGGTCAAGCTGAACTGGAACGGTATGATCCGCGTCGGCTCTTCGCCGTTGATGACCTCGGCGACCAGGCGGGTGCCGGGCCGCTTGGTCAGCCCGCCATATTTGAGGATGATGACGTTCGTGCCCTCTTTCAGTCCCGCATTATAGGCGTCGACGTCGAAGCGGCCGTGCAGATGCTCGGCGAGTACGCCGCGGCTGAAGTTCGGCTGCCCGGCGCGGAACATCAGAACTCTTCCATGATGCCGGCGCGGGCATATTCGGCGTCGCTGATCCAGCGCGGAGCCTTGCGCGACACCTTGTTGCGCTCGTCACTGATAGCCTCGCCCTTTGCGTAGGCCGCTTTCTGCATCAGGACGTTTTCGCGCTTCGCGTCCTTCTTGATCGTATAGCAGGTGCGCGCGGCGAGCTCGAGGACGTAGGCGCGCGAGACGAGCGGCGGCAGCTGGAAATTGGCGGTGCGATTATAGACAAGCGTCGCAGTTTCCACGTTGGTGTAGATTTTGCCGCCAGACACCGTGAAAGCGAGCGGGATGACGTCCTGTCGCGGAAAGGTGCTAGGGCCGGCCAGCGGTAGGCTTGTTGCCGCCGCCTCGACGCCGCGGATCGCGATCGGCGTGGCGCAGTCGGCCGGCAGGGCGTAGCAGAAGAGCCATTCGGCGGGCCGATCGTTGGCGACAAGGGCAAGCACCTGGTAATGCTCGGTCCAGTGCCATTCGGTCCAGTCGAGCAATTCCTCCATGATGACGAAGGCGACCGCGTTGCAGGCCCGCGCTTCCGCTGAAGGTTCGTTGAGCGAGGCGATCGCTGGCGCCGCCAGTTCGACCATGGCCTGGTTGTAGAGCGCGACGGTGGTCATGACGCGGGCGTAGGGCGGCCACGAGCGCGCTTGAATCGGGCACGAAAAAGGGCGCCAAGTTGCCTCGGCGCCCTTCTGCTGTGCGACCCAGCGGATCTAGATGTTGCGAGCAGCGCCGAGGCGGGGGATGCCCTTCTCGTGACGAAGGCGTTCGAGCAGCGACGGATCGATCGCGACACCTGCGACGCCCGACAAAAAGGCGGGACCGTCATTTGCGAGGTGCGGGGCGTCCATTCGGAAGCCAGACACGATGAAGTCGATACATCGCTCGACGAACCCGGCGATGACTTCAATGACGCGATCGCTGGCGCGCGCAGCGACTGCGAACAGCGAGGCGGCCGCGAGGGCAATGTGGTAGCGTGACAGGATCATCTCAATTCTCCCTATGATCGGAGGTGCAACCTAACGGCGGGTGCGGCCGACCGGTTATTGCTAGACCGTCAGGTGAACTCTTGAATCGGGCACGAAAAAGGGCCGGACGATCGCTCGGCCGGCCCTTCCCCCTTCCGCCCGCAGGCGTAACAATTAGCTGCCCTGGAGAGCAGCCTTGCGCGCTTCGAGCGCTTCGAGCGCCCCGCTGCGCGATTTCCCGTCCTTCTCGGCGGCAATCAGGGCGTCCACGGCGCCGACGTCCCCGACGGTTTCGAGATAGGCCGTGAGGTCGGGAATGCTCTGGTCGAGCGGACCCGGATCCGGCTGCCCGGCCTGGCCTGCATTCCCCGCGGCCGCGGCGCCCGCTTTCAGCTGCTCGACTTCTGCGCGCAGCGCAGCGATGTCAGCGTCACGGGCGTCGAGCGCTTTCTGGAAGTCGGCTGCGCTCGCGTCGCCCTTGCCGACAACGTCGCCCTTGGCGGGCGCCGGCGTATGCTTGGGCCGCTCGACGACGTTGCCGTCCTTGTCGAGCAGATCCATCCAGCTGCCCTGCGGGATGTTCGTGGTGAACACCTCGCCTTCGACGCGGATCTTGTCGCCGTCATAGCCTTCGGCATTGGCGCGATAGGTTTTGAATTCGTCCGCCATCTTACTGGCCTCCCACGAAGTTGGTATGGCGGGCGGCGACGACGCCCGCGGTGATCTTCCCGGTCGTCGGGGCGGTGCCCGTGACGTCGTAGAAGAGCCGCATGTTGCGCTCGTTGGTGCCCTCCGGGATGTAATCCGGGAAAGCCAGCTGCTTGCCGATGGTGAGCTCGGCGAGCAGATAGCTCGCTTTTGCCACCGTCTTGGGCGAGCCGAAGGCGGGATCGCTGTCGACCTGCAGCTGCACCTCGAGGCTGGTCAGGTTGTTGAACGTCTCGGTCACGTTGATCGAGAGCGGGACCTTGCAGCCCTTGCCGATATCGCGCACGAGGGCGGCCGATGCACCGAACGGGGTGCCGGTGGCGCCGAGGTCGATGCTGTTCGTCGAAGCGGCATCGGCCGTGATGGCCTGATCCTCGCCGAACATGTTGGTGATGTCCATGATGCTCATCTGTCTTCTCCTGGAAGACCGAAGGCGACGCCGAGCGGGCGTCGCCCCGGTTCGTTAAGCGACCGCAGCCTCGGTGTTGAGGATGTTGTCGGTGTCGCGGATCGGGATGCCGCGCCACGTCATCACCTCTTCGCCCTGGATCTCGCGCGGTTTCAGGCGGACGAAGTTGTCCGACGAACCCGCGTTCGTTCCCTCGGCATCGAGCGCTTCGAGCAGGGTGCGGTTCATGTAGATGACCGTGCGGGTGGCGCCGATAATGCCGCCCTGGTTCTCCATGCCGTAGTTGCGGCGGCCCTGCAGCTTGTAGAAAAGCTTGCGGAGCAGCGGATTGACCGCCTTGGTGCCGGCGATGACATCGGACACGTCGATGTTGGCGACGCGGCCGCTGTAGCGCCAGTCCTTGACGGTCACGCCAGCATGCTGGGTGAACATCTCGTCCTTGGCGTAGTAGGGATTGCCGTTCGCATCGAGGACACGGTGCTCGCCCTTGTCTTCGCGGTCGACACCAGCCGCCACGCCCTGCGGGGTGATGACCGAGGTCGCCTGGTCGCCCCAGGTGATCATGGCGATCGACGTATTGTCCGAGCCCGAGCCGCCACCGTTCACCACGTTCGGGTTGGCGAGCGTGTTGTACCGGGCGAAAAAGCCGTGGAACTTGCGCGGCGCCGAGCCGATGTTCGAGTACCAGAAGGTCTTTTCGAACTCCTGTGCCATCGCTTCGAGGAACGCGGTCGATTCGGACATGCGAACCTTCGCCGCATTCTCGCCCGCGATCTTGAGCAGGCGGCTGTCGACGGTCGACAGGCCCTCGACGAAGCCGGTGACGTCGTCGACCTGCGTCGTGGTCGACTTCGACTGCTTGATGCCCTCATAGAGCGCGCCCCAGCTGACGCTGGGCAGACCGGTGCGGATGTTCGACCGGTGCTTCGTCCCCATGTTGCAGGTGATGACGTTCGCATCCTTCATGATCGGATTGAGCGTGTGCAGCGCCTCGACGATGTCGCCGAGCTCGTTGCCTTCCTGCTTCATCACGTCGATGAGGCTGAGATAGGTGTTGCCGATGATAGCCATTGGGAAATTCCCCCTTTAGTCGTTGGGATAGAGACGCTTCGCAACATCACCTTTCGCGCCGGGCGCCGAAGCATCCGCCCGCACGAAATCACCGTCCTCGGACACGAGCTCGCCCAGCTTTGCAGCCATGCGGATCATGTCGGGATGGTTGCCGAAGCCCGTCTGCTCGAGCGCGAGCCGGAACGGGTGAGCCTCGACATTCTTGTCCTTGTCGGCCTTGACGAACCCGAGCGCGTCGAGCCCCTTGGCGGCCATGTGCATGGTGGCGTCCCACTTCGCGCCGCCGATATCCTCGGCCGCCTTCGCGCTATCGAGCCACTCCTTGCGCTGGGCATTGCCCTTCGCGACGATGTCGTTGACCGTCGCGTCGACGGCGCGGTCCATCATTTTCGCCGCGATCGGCACGAACTTCTTCGCCTGGTCGTTGGTCAGGTTGAGCTCGCGCAGGATCGGCTCGGCTTCGCCGACAATCTCGGGATCGAGCTCGACGCCCTCGACCGAGAGGTCGTAGGCTTCGGGCGCGCCCTCGGAGCCATCGCCGTCGCCGTCGCCGGATCCGTCACCGTCCCCGGCGTCGTCGCCGTCATCTCCGCCGTCACCAAGCGCGGTGCCGCCGCTGCCGTCGTCATCGCCGGCGCCGCCGCCATCACCAGCGCCGGCATCAGCGTCGCCCGTGCCGCCGTCGCCGGTACCAGCATCGCCAGTCCCCTGATCGCCAGCGCCTTCGCCGCCTCCGGAGCCGCTGTCACCGCCGCCGCTGCCGTCGCCGTGATCGTCCGGCGCACGCATGAAGCGGCCCATTGCGCGCTCGACAGGCGACATGAACGCGGCAGAGGCCAGCAGACCAGCGCGCAGCGCGGTCGATTTAGTCGGGAATATCGTCGTAGCGGTCCGCATGCTTCTTCTCCTCGGGTTTCGAAGGGGGGTTGAGGGCTGTCAGGATGATTGCGTTGATGGTCGCCAGCGCCTCGGGTGTGCGCAGGGCCTTCGGCTGGCCGCGATCGGCTAGCTGCAGCAATTCCAGCCCCAGGCTTCGACGTCCCTCGAACAGAGCGAGATCACGCGGGTCATGCCCATTGGCTGGCTCCCAGATGCCAGCCAGTTGAATCGCTTCAAAGAGGAATTGTCTGAACTCGGGGACGGAGAGCAGAAGCTGGATTTCGCGATCGGTCATCAGGCACCGAGCAGCGTATCGAGGAGCGGCGCGCCGCCGACGTCGGTTTCACTGAGCAGGCGGGCAGCGTCGGCGCCCTGTTGCAACGCGGGCGCGGCCTCCATCATCTTCGCCTGCTGCACCTGCTGCGCGCGCTGCTCGCGGATCTTGTTGGCGTCGGCGGTCGACCGGATGATCTTCGACGGCGTGCCCGCGCGCTGCGCATATTCGTCGATCGTCTGGTCGATATCGATCTTGTCCGCCGCCTCGGGGAAGGTGCCGGCGAGATTGCCCACGAACGACACGCTGCGCTCGATCTGGCCGATGCCGACCGCGCGCTGCATTTGCGTGAGGATCGATACGAACTCGACCTTGACTTCAGCATCGCGCAGCGCCGGCGGCGCGGGCGGCAGCATCCGGCCGCGCTCCATCAGGCTGAAGACGCGGTCGATCACGACCATCAGCTTTTCGGTGCTGACGCGCTCGATGACCGGGCCCAACTGCGTCAGCTTCTCTTCGTTGCGCTTGGCGATCTCTTCGATATTGCGCGGCTGGATGCCTCGCATGTTCGTGATTGCGTTGAACAGGTCAGCATAGAAAAGCGCGTCGATCTGTTCTTTGCATTTCTCGATTTCTTGCCGGATCGCTTCGACCGCCTGATAGGGCATCTGGTAGGGAACGATGATATTGTCCTTGAGGACACCGTTGCCCGTGACGATCGACCGCGGCTGGCCCGTCAGGCGCACATGCGGCGGAACGATCTTCTCCGGATGCACCATGAGGTCGATCGCCTCATTGCGGCGCTTCGTCTGAAGCTGGAGCTCGCGGAGCGCGGGGAGCGCCTCCATGCCAGGCGCCGTGCCGTAGACATCGCTGCCGCTTACGTCCCAGCGCGGCGCCCAGAAGGGCTGTTCGCTATAACCGCTGATGCGCAGCGTGGCGTCGCGATCGTCGCTCGCGTCCCAGTAGACGCTGCGATAGTTGAAGCGGCCGGCCGTATCGGGCTCGATCGCCTGGTAGATCTCGACGTCCTTTTCATAGTCGCTGCGATCGAACGCGGTGCGGATCCACGGCTGCACCTTGTCGCCGAACGACATGACCGCCTGCCGCACGGTCATGGGGCAGAAACGATAGAGCGTGTCGGGCTGCATCGCGTCCGACAGTGCGATCCAATATTCGCCGAACGTCAGGCTGTGACAGACAGCGCCTTTGTCACGATGCTCAACCATGACGGTGGCCTCGGTACCAAACAGGCCAGTTTCGCCGTAACCGGTTTTCGCCGCGCTGTAGAAGTTCGTCTTCGCGAGAAAGGCGTACATCGCTTTCTCAACGTCGCTCAACCATGTGCTGACACCTTCCAGCTCCATGACGTCATCAGCTACGCCAAGCGTAAACCAGGGCGTCGACTGGGACGAAAGGCCCGACGTCATGCCATTAGTCAGCGTGCGCGATGCGAGGATGCCGTGCGGATCGAGCAGGCGATTGTTCGCTTGGCGACGGCGGCCGCCCTTGTTCTTCTCGGTCGCGAGGAACCGCGATCGCGCCGGCTGCGCGAAGCGCGCGATGTCGCGGACCTCGCTCTCATAGTCCGCGCGAACGCTCTTCATCCCCGACAGGCGGGTTTCGCAGTCCTGTCGGATCGACGCCATATCAGCCGAGCGTCGGGTTCGCGGTGTTGGGACTACCGAGCGCGCCCTGCGGCGACGTGATGATGCCCGCCATGATCGCGCGGCGGCGCTTCGAGCTATCCTTGGTGAGATCGAGCCCCTCGTCCGGCAGCTTCATCGACTGCCGTTCCGGCTGCGTCGGCATATCGGGGGTTTTCGGCGTGCACATTCGCGCGGCTCTCCTTTGTCCCGGAGAGCGTTACGGGGCGCCCCTATGGCTTTGAATCGGGCCTATAGCTCGTCGTAGCGGTCGCGCTGTTTCACCGACGGCGGGGGCAGCGACGGCATGGGGGTCAGCGGGTCGGCGTCATATCGGCGCCGGATGGTCGCGTAATTGCGGCGCACATAGTGGCGGTCGAGGCCGGACAGCTTGCACCATTCCTCGAAGCTAGCGGCGTGTTCCTCAGGCAAGTTCGTCATATCGGTCGCCTCCGGCCGGCTGGCCATAATTCTCGGGGTTCAGATAATTTGGCACCGCGCGCGGCAGTACCGGATAGGCGAAGGTGCAGGCGAGCGCATCGCCCTCGTCGGGGCTGGCGAGACCGCGCTTTTTCATATCCTTTTTCTTTTCGAGGACGATGCTCGTCTCGTCGGCGCCGAACGCATAGGTCGGACCTACCAGGTCATCGGCCAGTTGCTGATTTTCCGGAATGGCCCCGCCTTTGAGCCAGGCGCGCATCTTCGTCCACATCTGGGTGCGCAGATTGCCCGTGTGGACCGTGACGCCGTTGTCGAGATAGGCCATGCCGCCCTCCCCGCCGAACCACACTTCGAAGACGTTCGGCACCTCCAGCTGGCGCAGGCGATCGATCACGGCCGCGCCGATGTTGCCCGCGTCGACGAAGATCGCGTCGGGTTTCCACCGCATCGCCTCGAGCGCGATGTCGCCGGCGAGGAGCATGCTGTCCTGTTTGGTCCATTCCTTCCACGGCCGGGACTTCGCATCGCGGCCGCAGCGGATGGCGAGTACCGACTTGTCGTCGCCGAAGCGGGCGCAGTCGACGCCGAAGATGACGGGATCGCTGCCGAGCGACTGAACTTCGCGCTGCTGGGCGGCCTCGACGATGTCGGTGCCGATGAATTGCATTGAGCTTGCTGAAGGGAACATGCCGCGGACGCGCACCTTTACGATATCGCTGTCTTCACCATAGGTTTTGACGAGCAGGTCGAGGAAAGCCTTGTTCGTGCCTTCGACGGTCCGGCTATCGATCTGGGCGGTGTGCCAGAGATTGCGGTTCTTGCCGAAGCACTGGCGGAATTCGCCGGTGTTGAGGGTCGGGTTGCCGAAGGCGATCCAGATGATCTCGGTGTCGGCGTCGGTGAGCGCACCAAGCGTGACTTCCCAGACCTTGTCGGCAATGCCCGAGGCTTCGTCATAGATGACGACGATGCGCTTGCCCTCGTTGTGCAGGCCCGCGAACGCCTCGGTATTGGTTACCGACCAGGTGACGAGATCGAGGCGCCAAGACTTGTCGCGGCCGGGGAGCGTGGAGACGAGGCTGGTCGCGTTATGCTTGAACCAGTCGCGCGTGATGGCGAGGCGCGACCATTTGCCGATCTCTGGCGAGGTCTTGGTGAGCAGCTGCGTCTCGGTATTCGCCGTGATGACGATGCGCGTGTCGACGCAAGTATCGAGCGCCCATTTCGAGATCATGCCGATCAGCGCCGACTTGCCGATGCCGTGCCCCGACGCCTTCGCGCTGCGATAGGGCATGTGCCGGGTTTCCGGATTCTGCAGATGCGCGCCCAGCTGGCGGAGCTCATCCAGCTGCCACTGGCGCGGGCCGGGGTGCCGTTCGAGATCGGTTCCCTTCTTGCCCCATGGGAAGGCAAAGAGCGTATATCCCTCGGGGTCCCACCTGAATTCACCAATACGCTGAGCGAGCGCCAGCTGGGTATTAGCCCGCGCCATCCGCTACCCGCCTGTTCCCGGCCTGGAGCGCCTCGACCAGATCGTCGGTGACATCGTGCTCGAGCTTGTCCTTATACATGCCTAGGTGGCGCGCGACCTTGTCGAGCGCGGCCATCTGGTCGTGCACCTTCATCTCGAAGCCCGATTGCGTGACCTTCACCCCGGCATAGAGCAGACGGGCATTGCCCTTCAGGTGGCGCGTGTCGTGGGCGTAGACGTCAGGCGTGCCTTCGCCGCGGCATTTCGGACATTTCGGGTGCGGCGGATCCGAGCGCACGAAACCGAAGCCGCCGGCATCGCTCGGGAGCGGCTGCAGCGCGCCCGGTTTCTTTTTTGCCTTTTCGGCGTCGTTGGCCATGCGGGCGACCATCAGCGCCTGCGTGAATTCAGCCTCGTCGATCCATTGATAGTCGAAGTTCTTGCCATAGCAGTAGCGGCAGCAGATGCGGCGGAACTGAATCACGTCGTTCGCGTCGGCGGTGGCGATCGCCCACCAGCGTTCGAGCACCATGTCTTGCGTGATTTCTGTGCGCTGCGACCGCTCGGCCATCGCCTTCTCGATCGCTGCGGCGACACTAACATTCGCTAACAGGCGCGCTGCCTGCTCATTCGCCGTGCGCGGGCTATAACCCGCGCGGATCGCCGCCTGGGTCGCATTGAGGTCGACGAGATATTCGCGCACGAATGCAGCCTGTTTCGGGGTCAGGCCTGTCTCCGGATCGCGTGCAGGAGAGGCCGCGCGCTTCCTTGCGGATGCGGCGGGTTTGGCGGCTTTCTTCGATACAGCCTTTTTCGAGGCAGGCGCTTTAGCCACGCTCCATCTCGACCTTCCAGCCGACATAGACCAGGTCGGCGAGCGCCTCGGATAGGCTCACGCCGCGGCTGCTCGCCCATTTCAGGATCTCGGCGCTGACATCGGGATCGCGAGCCTTCACCGCGACGGGCGATGGCGTCGGGACTTCACGCGGCCGCGCGCGCCAATGCGGCGCGGTGTTGAGCGGTCGCGCGGTCCACAGGCCGGTTTCCACAATCATGATCTGGCGGCTGCGCTGGTACCGGCGCACTTCGATCAGCCCGCGCTGCTCCAGACGCTGCACCGCACCGACGGTACTGCTTACCGCCGAATAGCCAGAAACCTCGAGCAGATCATCGCAGGTCGGTGCAGGGCGCCCGGCATCGGCCGCCGCAACAAGCGCGCCGTAGATCTTCCGATCCTTGATCGGCAGGTCACAGATCAACGCGGCAACTTCTGCTTTATTCATCGACGATGCTTCCCAACAATTCCCAGAAACTTGCGGCCGTGCGGCAGGATGGTGATGACCGCGCCGTTTCCGCAAACGGCGCGGTGCCCGGTTGGCAAAATGACGGCGCCCCCGCCCATCCGGTCGCAAATGTCGAACGCAGGCCCGCTGAGCCGCTCGACGATGATGCGCGCAGGCACTTTGGCCACATGCTCACGGTACCGTCGGATAGCGTGCATCGTGACGACGATCGGGATACGGGCATCATCCATCGACCGCCTCCTGCCGAGGCGCAGCTGCTGGCGCTTCCGCCTGAAACACGACACGGCCGACCACTGACCCGCTGGCCGCTGCTACGGCCGCGCCGATCTGGATCGCGAGATTGTTTTCGACCCAGCCCGCCGCGAACTTCGAGACGCAGACGACGGTCACCGCCTCCTCGCCGAACAGGATCGCCGCACCCTTGATCCAGCTGCTGTAAGTTGTCGGCCCGAGCTCCTTTTCGAGCGCGGCGTGCACGGCGGCGCTGCGTGCATCCTCGCGGACCTTCGCCCGAACTGGCGCAGGAGGCAGGGCGGAAGCCACCGCGGGACGGGCTGCGGGCGGCGGCGCGAAACTGACGCCGCGCATTTTTGCATGCATTACACGGGGATGGTCGTTGTTGACCCACTTCCCCAGCGCTGCGCGCCAGTCAGATTTGCAGCCGATCGAGCGGGTTTCGCTAAGCCAGTGCAGCTTGAACGCCTCGCACACCGCCTCATAGGCGCCGTCGGGCCATTGCGCGACGAGGCGCGCCGCAACAGGAGGCAGGTCGTCAGGTGCCGGCGCCTGCCAATCAGCGGGAAGACGGTGGCCGGGCTTGCGCTCGCGCGTCTTCCGCTTCGGCTTCGGCCGTTCCTTCTTGCTGTCCTGTTCGCCCTTTTCCTCGTGGGGCGGATCATCAGCGTCAGCTGATGATAGGGGAAGTGGGTTCAATAAGGGTTTGGGTGTAGCTGCTACACCCCTCCCCCCTACCGAAGGTAACCGGTCCGGCCGCTTCACCGGTGAAGATTTTACACCGGTGAAGCGCGCCTTCCGTGCCCAGCAACCGACCAGCGGAAGAGCGGCGAGCGCGTCGACACTGATCGCATATTCGACCGTGTGACCATTGGCGCAGGGCTTGGTTCCGACAGCGACGAGCAGCCCGTCGGCGATCAGGCCCTGTATCGTGGTGATGACAGTCTTCTTGGTCAGGTCGAGCTCGTCGGCCATCGTCTGCTTCGACGCGTAGATGCCGCCGCCGCAGTCGGCCGCCTTGTCCGCAAGATAGGCCATCATCGCCAGGCGCGTGACGCTGCCGAGCTTCCGCTTGTAGCATTCGGTGATGAGGTGGTTGCTCACCGCAGCGGCTCCGCGAGGTCCGGCCGGCCGATCCGCTCGGCAATCCTGACGGTGGTTTCGCGCACCCGGGCGCGCTCGCGTTCGCGCTGCGTGACATAGCCAGCCCGGCTCGCGGCCGAGCGCTCTGCTGCGACCGCGTCTGCGATCAGCCGCTGGGCGGCGTCTTCGGACACCATTGCCTTCGATGGTTCGCGCCGGCCGAAGATGCGATCCCAGATCATGCCGCCAGCGCCTCCGGCTGCCAGTTGCACAGGTCGGGCTGGTTCGCCGCGACCAGCGCGCGCGCCACGGGCGGACAGACGCTGTTGCCGATCGCGCTGATCTGCTCGGCGATCGTCAGGGGCCGCTCGACCCACTTGCCGCGCAGGAACTTCCGCACGACCGGGTTGAGGACGTAATCGTCTGGGAAACCCTGCGCCCGTGCGAGCTCGCGCGGTTTCAGCATGCGCAGGCCGATGTCGACGATGACATAGGTCACCGCGTCGATGGTGACTGTGACGACGGCAAAGCGGGCCTTCACCGTCACGACGTCGAGGGGGCGGTCGACGGGCTGGATCTGCGCCGTCTCGTTCTCGCCGTCGGTGCCGTAATATTTCACGAGGAAGGCCGCGGTGCGAACTGCGCGCTGCATCATGTCGGGCGGCAGCGCGCCCTCTTCGATCATGGTCGTTTCGACGATACGCTGCGTGCACCCCTTTCCGACGATGGTGCTCAGCGGCTTGCGCGGCGTGTGACCGACCGAGCCGGTGTTCGCCTGCTCTATATGGGCTGCGACAAGGCCATGCTTTGCCCCGTCGGCCGTTGCCGTGGGCGCAGGCTCAGCTACGCTTCGCGCGCGATCTCCGCCATAGAAGCTCGACAGGAACGCCGTGACGGCCGCGGCCTGCGACCCTTTCGCCGTTACCGTTCCGTAGGGCTTGCCGATGTCGAGCGCGCGCGGATCCTGCCCTTCGCGCTCGCCGTTGCCCATTTTGACCATGGTCGCGGCGGCGATTGCCCCGTCAGCTTTTACCGTCGTCGTCGGATATGTGCTGTCGACCGGCATCGGCGGGCTCT